GAGATTGATATGATTAAAGGTTTAGGTGGATTTGTTTGGAGAGTAAAACGAGGAACTGATCCAAGTTGGTTTACACACTATGTCAAAATGAATATTATACCTTCATCTATACATCCATCAGAATGGAACTGGGCTACAAGTAAAATGGATGCAGTTATTCATAACAACAATGATATAACCGCGCTCAAATCTCATCTGGAATCAAATCTCCTTGTCTCCACTTAATATTTTCTTTGTGTAATACCCTCTGACAATTAGCGCAGACAGTTTTTAGATTTTTTATTTTACAATTTGTAAGATCTCCGTCTATGTGAAATACATTGAACTGCTCTGCGTGATTACTTTTGTATCCACATTTCTCACAATACTTCTTCATTTCATAGCCAGTTCGTTTCCAAAAAGGTATGCGCCTTGGCTTTCCTAGCTTAGAACATTTGCTGCATTTCTTTCTATAATGAGTATTTCCATTCTTATGATAGTTGATTGCTGCAGGATAATAAAGGCAACTCTCACATAAGGGTCGTGTTTTGCGTGTCATAAAAATATTTAGTGCCTTTTTGCGCCTTTTTTCAATGGGTTGTAACAGCCTAGATTTACGGGTATATGCTAAATACAGTTAGAGATTTATTTTTTAAGCCTATGAGGAGATAAAATATGGCATTAGTATCCCCAGGTGTACAGGTTACTGTCGTTGACGAAAGTTTTTATACGCCAGCTGAACCAGGTACCTTACCTATGATTTTTATTGTTTCCGCTGGAAACAAACCTAATGGATCAGGAACAGGTGTTGCTCCAGGAACACTGAGCAAGAATGCAGGTATTCCATACTTGTTAACTTCGCAACGTGACTTGGTAGATACATTTGGCGACCCGATCTTCCAAACAGATATTAACAATAATCCAATTCATGCTGGTGAGCTAAACGAGTATGGGCTACAAGCAGCCTACTCGTATTTGGGTGTAGCAAATCGAGCATGGGTTACAAGAGCAGACATTGATTTAGATGAGCTTGAGCCGCAAGCAGATGCACCAGGTGGTGATCCATCTGATGGATCATTCTGGTTCGACACCAGCATTACCCTTTGGGGTATCCAAGAATGGAATGGATCTTCTGTCATTGACGGTGGACAAGTTTTCCAAAATAGAAAAGTAATCACAATTGACGAAGTTGGAGATACTGAAAATACTGGCAGTTATTTTATAAATGGTTATATAGGATACATTCCTAAAAAATCTATTGGTACTGTAGGTGACTATGCTGCTGTAGCAACCTCTACACTAAACAGAATTTTTTATCGAAATATTGAGGGTAACTGGGTTTTAGTTGGAAGTCCAGCATGGATTAAAAGTCATCCAGTAATTAAAGGAACTACAGCCAACCCAATCTTCAATCAATCCAATCCAGGATCATTCAATATTGTAGTAAATGGATCACCTACCCCAATTACTATCAATACAGGCGACTCCATTGCTCAAATTGTAACAAAAATTGAAAATGCTTTTGTAACAACAGGACACATTCGTGCTAAAGAAGTTTATGGACGACTTGAGATTTATTCTGATGGAACTGACGGAGCCGGAAACTTAATTGAAACTATTGAGCTTATCAATATCCCGGGAACAGACAATCCATTAGGGCCTATGTCAGATGAAGGGCTTGGTATTGATTTCAACAAATCAACTAACCAAGGGTTTTATAATATTCCAAAATTCCAAATTTCACGACATACAAATATTCCAGAATATAAAATGAATGACGATTATCCACGTCCATCTGGATCTGTGTGGATGAAAACAACTACTCCAAATTTAGGAGCAAAATATGTTATTCGAAAATGGAATGACACTACAAAACTTTGGGATAATGTTGATATTAATTTATTTAATTCTCACGAAGAAGCATTGTATTCTATGGATAAAGCAGGCGGCGGAGCTAACTTACTGACGGGAATGATGTATGCTGCAACTAATGTAGCAAACGATGAGCGCCCAATAGCAACAGTAAAGTTTTATCGACGTGACTCTGTAGCACCTACTTCCATCTCTGGCGCAAAGATTAATAAAGATGTATTGTCAGTTGGAGCGCACTCATTTAAGATTGCATCAACCGATGCTGGTATGCTTGAATTTAGTCCTTGGGTTATAGTTACTGCAAATTATGATGGTGAATTTACAGATTCTAATTTATTGGCTGCAGCTATTAATGACGCCAATGTTCCAAATGTTACTGCTCGTGTAAATGTCCACAACAAAGTAGTAATTGAGCATTCATTAGGTGGTGAGATTAAATTCCAATATGATCCAAATACTATGGGAGATAATATCTTAGCTCAAGCTGGTTTTGTTCCATATAACGGAAACATTGGAGCTATCAACTTGCATTGGGAGCAAGGAACAGATGAGAATTCAGCTATTGTTGAAATGCGTGGAACTCTTTGGAATACGCTGAAGTATCAAGCTGAAAATAGAGAGATTAAAAATGCTACACTTCACGGAGCACTTTGGTATAACTCTATTGTAGATGAAGTAGATATCCTAGTCCATAACGGACACGAGTTTGTAGGTTATTTGTATGACGGAAAATCAGGAATGAGTCCACGTCCATCGCCATACTATAATGTTGATGATCATCTACAACCAGATCCAATGGGTCCTCTTGTAATGGCATCGGCGCCTGAGACTCAAGAAGATGGAACTCCACTTGTTACAGGTGATTTATGGATTGATACTTCTGATTTAGAAAAATATCCATTGCTATACAAGTATAATGGAGAAAGAACTGACTTGCCAGTAAAGAATCGATGGTTCCAAGTAGATACATCAGATCAAACAACTGAAGAAGGTATTCTATTTGCTGACGCAAGATACAATACACGTGGCGACAATAGCGATGAGCCAGGTGAAATTTCTGAAATGATTTATACAGATTATGTTGATCCAGACTCACCGGATCCAGCACTATATCCAAAAGGAATGTTGCTGTTTAATCTTCGACGAAGTGGCTTCAATGTAAAGCGATATGAGAAAAACTATATTGATTATGTTGATAAGAATACACGATACAATGATCAACCAATGGGAGATGAAAGTATTGGTGCATACTTCCGAGATAGATGGGTAACTGAATCAGGCAATCAAGTAGATGGATCAGGATCATTTGGACGTAAAGCTCAACGAAAAGTAATAGTTCAAAAGCTACAAGCATTAGTTAATTCAAACGAAGAAATTCGCGATGATGAATCAAAATTGTTTAACCTAATGGCATGTCCAGGTTATCCAGAACTAATCGGCGAAATGAATTCATTAAACTATGATAGAGGACTAACAGCATTTATTATTGGTGATTCGCCTTTCAGACTTCCGGCGAATGCTACGGTACTACAACAATGGGCAACAAATCAGAATCTTGCAGTAGAAGATAACGATAACGGTTTAGTATCAACTGATCCATATATGGCAGTGTATTATCCTTCAGGATTTACAAGCGATAATTTTGGAAATAATGTAGTAGTTCCAGCAAGTCATATGATGATGCGAACTATTGCTTTGTCCGATCAAGTAAGTTATCCATGGTTTGCTCCAGCTGGAACAAGACGTGGTAATATTACAAACGCAACAAGTTCAGGTTATATTACAGAGGAAGGCGAGTTCCGTAGTGTAGCATTGAACGAAGGTATGCGTGATACATTGTATAGCAACAATGTCAACCCAATTACTTTTGTAACTGGTGCTGGGCTTGTATGTTTTGGACAAAAGACTCGACAACTTGTAGCAAGCGCATTGGATAGAATCAACGTAGCACGATTGATTATCTATTTGCGTAGCCAACTAAGAGTTCTTGCTAAGCCATACTTGTTTGAACCAAATGATAAAATTACACGTGATGAAATCAAACAACAAGTAGAAACTATGCTGCTTGAACTTGTTGGTTTGAGAGCTTTGTATGATTATCTAGTAGTATGTGATGAATCCAATAACACTCCGGCAAGGATTGACAGAAACGAACTATATGTAGATATAGCTATTGAGCCTGTCAAAGCAATTGAGTTTATTTACATTCCTATTAGAATTAAAAATACTGGCGAAATCGCAGGTTTATAAAAGCATAAATACTTATAGTTAGGAGTCATTTAGATGTCTATAGCAACATTATCAAGAATGACAGTACCATTAGCGACGGGCGATTCGCCCAGCGCTCAAGGGCTGTTGATGCCCAAACTACAATATCGGTTTAGGGTAACATTTAACAACTTTGGAGTTTCAACTCCAACAACAGAATTAACAAAACAAGTAATTGATGTTAGTCGTCCTTCTGTATCATTTGAGCCTATCACTGTTGATGTGTATAACTCAAAAGTAAATTTAGCAGGCAAGCATAGCTGGGAATCCCTTTCAGTTAACTTGCGTGAGGATGTAAATAACAATGTCCAAAAACTTGTTGGCGAGCAACTACAGAAACAATTAGATTTCTATGAGCAATCAAGTGCTGCTTCAGGTTTGGATTACAAATTTACAATGACTATCGAAATACTTGACGGTGGTAACGGTGCACATGCAGCAACTGTATTAGAAACTTTTGAGCTTTACGGTTGTTTTGTGGAATCTGCCAACTACAATCAATTGAACTACGCTACTTCAGATGTAGTGCAAATAGCATTAAGTATTAGATTTGATAACGCTATTCAGTCGCCTATTTCGGCTGGCGGTATTGGAACTAATGTTGGTAGAACTATTAGCACTCTTGCTACAGGTGGCGGTATCTAATATATTGGGGGAGTCTTCTCCCCAATATTGAAATATTATGAGCAATATTTTTAACGGATTTTTTGACAATCTAGTTAGCGGAACTCTAAATCCTAAAGGGAATTTAGCTGATTATCGTCATGCTTCTAGAACGTTTAATGCTAATCAGTTTAGGCTAGCACCTAAAGTAAAGTTCTTATATCATGTGTTTTTTGAATTTTCACCAAACACTATGGATAAAATTCTATTAACTTGGAAAGATCGACATACTTTAGAGTCTGGCTTGATGGTTAAATCTGTTAAACTTCCTGCTATGGAAATAGATATAGAGACTAAAAAGAAATATAATAGAACTAAACATGTCCAAACAGGCATTCGTTATAACGCTATTGATATGACTTTTCATGATGATAATTTAGGTATGATGACAGGTATGCTTGAGGCATACTTCAAATATTATTATGCTGATGGTTGGAAAGATGTTGTATCTACTTTTTATAATAAAAACTTTCCAGGTGCTTCAAGTGGCAAAGGCGCAGCAAGTATATATAATCCAATGGCAGAGTTCGAAGAGCTATCAGGCGCAATGAGACTGGGTGATAATACTTATAAAAATGCTGCTATGAATAAAACACTACACGGCTTGAATACAGGCTTTGAGAACCCATTCTTCAAAAGCATTCAAATTAGTCAAATGACTCGCCATACATATACTCAATTTCAAATAATCAATCCAATATTATCTGGTTGGGATTTTGGCGATGCATCTAGTAACGATAATACTGTAAATGAGTTACGAGCAACATTCAATTATGAATCAGTATGGATTGAGCGAGGCGCAACACAAGCAGGTAAAGGATTATCAGGAACTTCACCCAAAGGATTTGGAAATCTTACACATTACGATGTGACACCAAGTCCCAATAGTATATATGGTGGCGGGGGCGTAAGTCTAAAAAGTATTATTGGCGGTGCTGGTGATATTATAAATTCATTTACTGGCGGCGGCGATGGCGGCGGCGATGGACTGAATGAGTTGTTTGATTATACTAAAGGCGGAGTTAAAAAATCACCTAACATACTAGGTGCTATTATTGGCGGTGCAAATATTTTGAAAAACGTTGGCAAACTATCTCAAGCAGGAATTGAGCAAGAGGTAGGTGGAATGATTAACCAAGGACTTGGCGGACTATACGATAATGTAGTAAGTGGCGAAGGCGGATTTTTTGGAGATGATTAATGGAAACAGTAGCAAAAACAGATTTACCACCAAATTCTTTACCAACTGAACAAAAAATTATAGCATTTTTTGATAATAAATTTAAACAAAGATTAGAATTTGCTTCTAATGACTTTGATGCAGTGATTGGCTTTTTTGAAAAACGTGGATTTGATAAATCATCTGCCACTGCTATTGGACAAGTATTATTAGCACAAGCTAAAATGGAAAATGTTAAAATATTTAAATTGCTTGACTCATTAAAAGGGTATACAAAGATCGAACTAAACAACATCGTTTTAAAAATTCTTAATTCAAATAGAGATAAAGTTTCACAACTAGGGTTTAGACAACAACCAAAAACTATGAAAAATGAAGAAAGAAATATTGGCGATACTATTACAAATCCTGAAAAATTATCAGCATTAAACTTTAACACTGAATTTAATAACGCAAATCAAAAGATGGGCGTTGTACAAGGACAAAAAGTATTATTGATACGGAACGATGGGGAAATATCTTAAGGGCAGATTTCAGCCTACAAATCCAGACAAATATTTAGGAAATACACTACCAACATATCGCAGTGGTTGGGAATTACAATTTATGCGGTTTTGTGACAACCATACCTCAGTAACAAAATGGTCCTCAGAACCTATACGCTTACCGTATCTAAATCCTCTTACCGGAAAACAGACAGTATATGTACCAGACTTCTTAATACAATATCAAGACAGAGAGGGTAATGTCAAGACAGAATTAATAGAGGTCAAACCTGCTAACCAAGCTATACAAGAACGAGTTGGTAGAAGCAAAAGAAACCAAGCACACCTTATAGTTAATCAAGCCAAATGGCAAGTTGCTAGACAATATTGTAAACAACAAGGAATGACGTTTCGTGTAGTAACCGAAAATGATATGTTCCACACCGGACGTTACACTAAATAAAAATAAAAGGTACATATGACAAAAAAACTTGAAGAGCTTTTGAATCTTCCTGAGTCTCAGGAAATTATCCAAGATGACGCTAAACCAAAACGCAAACAAAGAAAAACTAAAGAAGAATTGAATGATACTCTTCGTAAAGTAGCAGACTTTGACAAGATTACTGAAGCATTACCAAAAGTAAAAGGATTAGGTGATGCTGCTGATGCTGAGCTAGATGAAGTGGCACAGCGTAGTATGGACGCTTATGATGATCTAATGGACTTGGGTATGAATGTAGAGTCTCGATATAGCTCGCGTATTTTTGAAGTCGCAGGACAAATGCTAAAAACTAACTTAGATGCTAAAGTAGCAAAGCTAGATAAAAAACTAAAAATGGTGGAGTTACAACTAAAAAAGGACAAGTTGGACCACGACACTAAACCTAAAGAAATACAAGGAGTAATTGAAACTGAAGGATTTGTAGTAAGTGACAGAAACAGCCTTATTGAAAAACTAAAAAATATTGATAAATAGTAAAAACGAGGAATCTGAATATGAAACATTTTAATGAATATTTGATGGAAACTAAGAAAACATATGTTTTCAAATTACGGGCTGCAGGAGAGTTACCTGAAGGTTTTGAAGGAAAACTAGAAAGCTGTTTAAATAAATTTGAGATTGTTAAATGTCAAAAAGCCAAAACAACACCTATTACTGAAACTCCATTAGACTTTCCGCGTCTAAGTAATGTTGAAGTTACCCACTTTGATATTGAGTTAAATTATCCTACTACTACGCAGGTTTTAGCTAATATTATTAAAGATGAGATTCCTTTTCCGGAATCACATCTAAGCATTCGCAATGAATATGATCCAATGGACGAATATATTAAAGAAGATGATCCTGAAACACCATACGAGCCCCTTATTACAAATCCTAATTTTGACTGTGAATCAGCGCAGGATCAAGTAGGAGCTAATCGTGTAATGGATTTACTCAAAGAACTTGAAGTAGCTAGAAAAGAACGAACTGTAAATTTTTC